CTTGGATACTTCTGGAGACCCGAAGAGGTGTCTCTCCAGAAGGATCGTGGTGACTATCAATCTCTTCGCCCAGAACAGAAACACATTTTTACTTCTAACCTAAAGTATCAAATCATGCTCGACTCTGTTCAGGGTCGTGGTCCTGGTATGGCTTTTATTCCTTATTGTTCTCTTCCTGAACTTGAAGCTTGTATGGAAGTCTGGGGATTCATGGAGATGATCCATAGTCGTTCCTATACATATATTATTAAGAATGTTTATTCGGATCCTGCAGAAGTATTTGATACGATTCTGGATGATGAAAAAATTATGAGTCGTGCCACGAATGTGACGGGTGCTTATGATGACTTCATTAATTCTGCACAAGAATATGGTACTTCTGATGCATGGAAGTTTGCACAAGAAGGAGCTGGGTACGCTAGAGAAGATCGTATTGAACTCAAGAGGAAACTTTACAGGGCCATTGCAAATGTCAACATTCTTGAAGGTATCAGGTTTTATGTCTCGTTCGCTTGCTCGTTTGCGTTTGGTGAACTCAAGCTTATGGAAGGATCCGCTAAAATTATCTCTCTCATCGCACGAGACGAAAATCAACACCTTGTCATTACTCAGAACATCCTCAATAAGTGGCGTGAAGGAGATGATCCAGAGATGCAACAGATCGCTAAGGAAGAAGAGGGGTGGGTAACATCTGCGTTTGAAAATTGCGTCAATGAGGAAAAATCTTGGGCAAAGTATTTGTTTAAAGATGGATCTATGATTGGTTTGAATGATAAACTTCTTAACAACTATGTTGAGTGGATTGCCAATCGTCGCATGAAGGCGATTGGACTCAAACCAATGTATGATGTTCCTGCAAAGAATAATCCACTTCCTTGGACTGAACATTGGATTTCTTCAAAGGGTCTTCAAGTAGCTCCACAAGAGACAGAAGTGGAATCTTATGTTGTTGGTGGAATCAAACAAGATATGAAGAAAGATTCATTTGCTGGCTTCAAACTTTGATCTAAATAAAAATAACAACTGAATTGAAATAAGTCTTATGGCTACTCAAACTAAAATCCCGAGGGTAGTTTCGGAAGATCTACCCTCCAACCCTTTTGCTTTTGAAGTTCTTGCACTTGCAGCAAAACAAAAGTCAAATGCAAAAAAGTCAGAAATTTTACAAAGGTATTCTGATCCTTCGTTGAAAACTATCTTAATTTGGAATTTTGATGAAACGATTGTATCTATGCTTCCAGAAGGATTAGTTCCTTATGCAAGTGTGGGTCAACAAAATGTTAGTTCTGGTAATCTCAGTGATAACATTGAAAGGGCAGTTCAGATGATGGGAGAACTTGATTCTAATTCTATTGGATCTCAGGACCAAGGTAGGACATCTATTCGTAAAGAATATACTTACTTCTATAACTTTGTGAAAGGCGGTAATGATCGTCTTTCAAGTATGAAGAGAGAGACCATGTTTATCAGTATTCTTGAAGGATTGCATCCTCTTGAAGCTGAAATTCTTATGCTTGTTAAAGATAAAAAATTACAAGAAAAATATAATATTTCCAAACAGAATGTTTCTGATGCTTATCCCGATATTCAATGGGGCGGGAGATCCTAAATACCTATTAGGAAATAGTATCTAAAGAAATGGCAAAACTTGTAATTAATACAGGAACATCCCCCAATGATGGCACAGGTGATTCTCTGTTGGCAGGTGCTGTTAAGATAAACACGAATTTTACGGAAATTTATAATGCTTTTGGAAATGGAACAACTCTAGTAAGTTATGCAAATACTTCTGGAGTTTCCACATCAGTTATAGGTGGTATTGCTTCAGTAACTCAATTAAGTGTTTCTGGACTCTCCACATTTGCGGGAATCACTACTGTTACTGGAGTTACTTTATTTTCTAAACAACTTAATGTTTCTGGTGTTAGTACTTTTGGTATCACTACAACTACTAATTTTACTGCACAAAATATTAATAATTCTGGTATTACAACAACTAATTCTTTAAACATTGGTGCAACACAGGTCATCAGTTCAGCAAGACAACTTCAAAATATTGCTTCATTAGATGCTACAACGACATCTACGATTGAGTCTGCCGTTGCTAATGCACCAAATACATTTACTGATTTAAGTATCTCAGGATTATCCACATTTGCTGGGATTACTACAGTTACTGGAGAGACTCTATTCACTAAACAATTAAGTGTTTCTGGCGTATCAACCTTTGCTGGAATTACTACCGTAACTGGAGTTACTTTATTCGCAAAACAACTTAATGTTTCTGGTGTTGCAACAATCACTGGAAACTTAAATGCCGCTGGAAATTATTATGTAAAACTTGCAAGACTTACAAACCAAACTATACCCAGTAATATTGATACTTTAATTGGTTTTACTGCAACAAGTGATACTAATGGTTGGTATAGTGGTATTACAACTCGCACAACTCCAACTGTTGCAGGAACTTATCGTGTTGATGTAATGTTAAATTGGAATGCTGGAACCATTTCAACTGATCAATCAAATATTCAACTAAGAAAAAACGGAACTACATTTGCATTAAGTCAGGTTGGAATACACACTTTTTCTTATACGCAAAATGCATGTGGAATTGTAACAATGAATGGAACGACAGACTATATTGAGTTTACTGCTTATAGTTCAAACCCAACTAGTCATGTCGTTACTGGAACTGCTGATGGTGCTTGGACAAAGATGGAGATATTTAAGATTAATTAATATACAAAATCCTAAATAGCAAGGTGTCGCAAAAAATAGTACTATGACCCTAGATCTTCATAACTTTTTCAAGTATTATGATGAGAAGAACGCAAACCATGTTGCTGCGGTTCAGTGGTTGGAAGATAAACTTCCAGAAAAATTCCTAGACGACTCAGAGAGCGATTGGATTGGTATTTTTAGAACAAAACCACCAACTCCAGAAGTTCTTGCAGTTCCATACTTCAATCAAGTAGACAATTATAGAGATGCACATAGAACTTGTAACAGTTCATCGTGTGCTATGTGTCTTGCTTTCCTCAAGCCAGGCAGCATCAAAGGCGACGATGAGTATGTCAAGAAAGTATTTGCGATTGGTGACACAACAGATCACTCTGTACAGACAAAAGTTCTTGCGGGTTATGGCGTTAAGTCGCACTTTAGTTATAATCTTTCTTTTGCTGACATTGATAAGAGTCTTGATGCTGGGAAACCTGTTGTTATTGGTATCCTACATCGTGGTTCTTTATCTAATCCTACTGGTGGACACATGTGTGTAGTCATCGGTAAGACTCCAGATGGTAAAGGTTATTATGTAAATGATCCATATGGTTCTCTCAACGATAACTATACTGGTCCTGTAACGAATGGTAAGAAGACCATTTACACCAAAGCAGTTCTCAAGCATCGTTGGTGCCCAGGAGGTAACGATGGGTGGGGAAGAATCTTCGACTGAGTTTAAAAAGAAGATTCTGGAAGAAGTGAAGAAACTCACAAATCATGGTAAACACAAAGAAGCAAGTGAATTATTCGATATATACTTTCCAAATATAGGAGGCAACAATGGCAAGAATTGACCTACACAACTTTTTTCAGTTTTACGACGAGAAGAATCCTAATCACGTTAAGGCAGTTCAGTGGTTAGAAGATAATCTTCCTGTTGACTATCTTGGTGATAATGTAGAGTGGGCAGAGATTTATCGCGGAAAAAAGACTAGTGCTGGAACAGCCCCTGCTGCTCCAGCTGCTTCTACCTCTGCAGCAGGTGGTGATGATATGCCTATGATGGGCATTAAGTTGATCAAAGAGTTTGAAGGATGTCATCTAAAGGCATATCCAGACCCTCTTACAGGTGGACTGCCAATCACTATTGGTTGGGGTTCCACTCGTAAGAAAGATGGATCAGCATTCAAACTTGGTGATCAAATTAGTCAGCAAGAAGCAGATGATCTGTTAATCAGTCAGTGCAAGAACCAGTTTCTTCCTGCACTCCGTAAGATCCCACATTGGAATGAAATGTCAGATGGAAAAAGAGGCGCTCTGCTCAGCTTTGCTTATAATCTTGGTGCCGGTTTTTACGGTGGCGATAACTTTAATACTATTACTAAACGCCTGAAGAATAAAGAGTGGGACCTAGTTCCAGATGCTCTTTATCTCTACCGCAATCCTGGTTCAAATGTAGAAGCAGGTTTGGCACGTAGAAGAAAGGCAGAAGGTGATGCTTGGAAAAAGGGATAAATAGTTACAATCATAACTGATTCTTGATCTTAACTGGTCTGAATCTACATAGTCCGAGTCCTCTGTGATTCGGTGAATACTTTACTTTTAAACACACTTCGGTCTGTTTTGTTTAGTACACACTGATTCATAGAGGACTTTTATATGTCTTACGCTACAAAGGCGCTTACTGTGGCGTCTGCGCTTTTACTTGGCGCACCAACAGCATTTGCAGATACAATTTCCAATACAGATTTTGAGGGAGGTTCATTATCTGGTTGGAATATTGGTTCTCAAACAGGAACTCTTACCAACGGAACTATCACTGGAAATGGTACTGGAGTTACTCTCATCAACGGTTCGGTAACATTTAATGCACCTTCTCATGGTGCTGTAGGAAGTCCAACACTTTCTGGCGGGGCCTCAAATCCATATTATCAACCTGCGGTAACTCCAACAACTTGGACATTTTCCCCATACGGTTCTTATGGTGCTGCATTACAACCAACGGGTAATGTAACATTTGATGCCGCAACATCAGCATTAGGACTTACACAAACTCAAAATCAGGCAATCAAAACAAAACTTCAACAAGATCAACAAGCATCAGGACTCGGTAATCCAAATCCAACAAACGCTGCATGGTTTAGCAAAAGTGTAACACTTGATGCTGGAACTCTTTATACAATGTCTTGGAACTATATTGGAACTGATTATGTTCCTTTCAATGATGGTTCTATTACATCTCTTGTTTATCAGGGAACTGGTTCTACTCCAAATGTTGTAGTCAATAACTATACTGGTAACTATGCACTTTTAGGATTTACTAATCCAGGTACAGGAGACTACTCAACAGGAACTTATGGTTCAACGGGATGGCAAAATTCAACATATCAGGTTGATGTAACTGGTACTTACTTATTAGGTTTTGCAGTATTTAATCTTGGAGATACTTCACTATCACCAGTTCTTTTAGTTGATAGTCAACCAGGAACAACTTTAGCTAATGGTCAACCATTTGGTGCAGTTGCTCCCAATAATCCAAATGCTCCTACAACTCCAACAACCCCCTCAACTCCAACTCCACCACCTGCCCCAACAGTAACTGGAACATCTACAACAGATCAGGTAACAACATCTACATCAACTTCAAATGTTGTAGTAACAGCTCAGGTTACTTATAATGTAAGCAATCTTGATGGAAATGGATACGGAACGGTTCAGAGCTATACGGATACCGTAGAAACTACCACACCAGTTACTACAGTAACTACTACCACAACACCCGTTACAACCACCACATATTCCGATGGTTCCACAACTACATCAAACGGAACTCCAGTTGTAACTACATCAACCTCAAACGGAACATCAACTTCACAAGTAACTGGAACAGTTTTAAATTCCAATACAGTCATTGTTCCATCTGTATCTTACGCAACTGTTGCTTCTGGTGTTCCAACAATTACACATACACCTACATTCACTGCAACTGAAAGTGACGGAAAACAAAAAGTTAATGTTCATGTAAAGACTGGTGTTATAACTCCATTACTTACAACTGTAACAACTACTCCAGTAGCTACAACGACTGATACGAATGGTAATGTTACAGTTACAAATGGAACCCCAGTTGATACTTATGTTTCTTCAACAACATATGATGAAGTTAATAACTATAGAGATCTTTATGGTCGTGTAGATCAGTTGGAAGTTCTAGATGGTATTAATGGATCTATTAATAATCTTTTAAATCATGAACCATCAAAAACTAAAGAAAGATTTAGAGTATTCAGTAAAAATTATTTTGTTCAGTCATATAATGCTGATGGATATGATGGTAAGTCACAAATCTATGGTGGTGGATTTGAACTAGACCTTAGTAAAGGATGGACTATTGGTGGTCAGTATAATAACATCAAAATTGATTTGATTGGTGTAGATAGTATTTCTAAACAAAACAAAGAACATTTTGGTATCTTTAATAGTTTCCACGGAAATACATTCTCTCTGATTACTAATGCTGCTATGGCAAATAGTACATATGATGTTCAAAGAACTGTTGAAAATGTTTTCTATAATAGAGGACAAACTACTGGTAAGGAGTGGTGGATAAATAACCGTTTATATTGGCATGTCTCTAAATGGTTCTCTCCATTTGTAGGACATACTGTTCATAATATGAATAGAGATGGATATACTGAGCAGTGGTATTCTCAATCTGCAAGAACTGTTGATTCATATAATAGGACAACTCATACTGGTGAAGTTGGAGCCAAAATAGAATTTCGTTTTGGTGGTAAGAAAAATAATTTATTTGGTTTAAGTGTTGATGGTGCGTATGCAACTGATAGTTCTTACGGAGTTACTGCTTCCTTAGATTATAAAAAAATGTTATTTGTTGAGGGTTCTCACGGTGTAGTTGATGGTGTAACAAGTAATTCAATTTCTGGAAAAGTTAAATTTAAGTTCTGATTCCTAAATAAGAAGGACATCATCACACGGACTGATGACTAATACTAATAAGAAAAACGAAAATGGTATGGGACAATTAATTCGTATATGTATTTTGGGTTGGTCTGCCGCTCTCCTTACCGCAAGTTATGCGGGTACTCTATCTAAGATGGATCCCACATTTATTGCGACAGTTTTCACTGCATCTGCTGCCACTTTTGGTATCAATACAATGAAAAAAGGTGGTGATGATGAAGATGAAAAGAAAGAAGAACCAAAAAGAGAAGAGTTTGTAGAAGCTCCTCCAGAACCACCTGTTTCTGAAACACCAGAAACTCTTGAAGCAAGAGTAGAAGCTCTTGAAACAAAAGTTGAAGAAGGTGAAGGATTCGTGCAACCTCGCACATCTGGAGCATAATAGACAAGTCTACCAATAAAGGTAAAAAGTGAACCATGAGGTATTATGCCACGCGAATGGAATACTCCAATTCGGGAACCCTGGAATCCTGTAATTAAAAAATGCCTTGATGCTGTGGATGAGCACATCAAGGCATATACTAAATCAGGAGATGACTGGCACTTGTCACAAGCAGAAATATTAAGAAAGTATGTAAGAGAATTGAAAGTTTGGATTCATAAACAAGAGGGTCGAGAATGAAAAACTTGTATAGATAATTATTTTGAGTGGAACTTTTTATACTGTTCTTTCTTTTGATTTTTCTGTTCTTTCTTGAGTAACTTATTGACTTTCTTGATAGACTGACTTTTTTCAAACGCAAAATAAACCTGCAGTTCATAAGGGGTAAGATCTCTACTTAAGAGTTTCTTACCCCTTACAAATAACTGTTCAAGTATGGGTTTCATTTTACCTACCATCCATTCCACCAAAGATTTGCCAACAAGAGCCGCAGCAACAGAAGCAGTAGCAGTGGTGCCAGCAAGTATAACCTGTTCTTTTGGAGGAATTGGAACTTCCCCGACGATTGGTACTTCAATGACTGGTACTCCCAGATTCGTATTTGTAGACGGTTGATTGGAAATATTCCGATTATCTTGAGTATCCTGAACAGGAACTTGAACCTGAGGTAAGACTGGTTGAGTATCAGGAAGTCCTCTAGTCTTTTCTTCCTTTTCTTCTTCTTGTTTTCTTTGTTCTGCTCTGACTGCAGCATCAAACTCTTCTTGAGTTGGAACATTAATCACAGGATACTTGATAGTTGTATCTGGCATATTGACGATAGGCATATCAATTTCAGGTATCACAGTTCTTTCTGATCTGCGAGTTACAGGAGGTTCTATCGTTGGAATGATAGGTGGAGGTTCACTTCTTATTTGGATTGGTTTGATTTCCATTTGATACATCCTGTACTCGTGGATATTTCACAACAATATCAGCACATATTTTTGCATAAGGACTTTGTGGATGGAACGAAATTCCATTCTTCATTGCTTCACCACACTTCAATAATCTCACCAATTCAAAGTCAAGTCTTGCTTTATCCGCTTCTGCTTGTTGCCTTGTAATTTCGGTCCTAGCTCTTGTTTTGCAAAGTTCTTGTAGTGATCCATCAAGAGGAATAGAAAATCCTGCGGAAAGACCAACATTTAATGAACCAGTTTGATAACTTCCTGGATCATTATTCATATTGGTATTATTATATCCGAAGGTTTGGAAGTTTAATGTTGGTCCCTGACAAGAAACGCCAGCACCAAAAGTATTCAAAGCAAAAGGACCCTGAAGCACCTGAACTGCCTGGTTAGTTACATTACCAGTAGCAGATGCTGAGGGTCCTGCAATGTTAGTATTTGATGGGGCTTGTTCTGCTTTGGATCTGTTTGATCCAGTCAAAGTCAACAGTAAAAGAAAGACTACTGAGTAAAGACCGATATGGTATTTGTTATAGAATCTTCTGTTGTTTTTCTGTCTATCCATGTTTCCTTTGCCACTCCAGGAGTCAGATAAGTCTCACTAAATTGGAATGGAGCACCTTGAGTTTGAATTGTGTAATTCATACCAGGAGAAGGAGTTCCTGGTATATTGATGTTGGTGCCAGTTACTGTGTAAGATGTTCCAGTAGAATACTCTATTTGCCTGATAGTTTCTACAACTTCAGTGCGAGTTTTGGTTTCTGAGGTAATGGTCCCACTGGTAAAGTTGGGAGTTACGGGTCCAGCATATGAGGGACTTATAACTCCCAAGACTGCAACCAGTCCGAGAGTTATGTGTCTCACTTGAATACGCTTAACTCAACGGTTCTTTGTGCTGTACCAGTTGATCCAGGACCCCCCGCAGTGACTGTAGGAGCACCAGTTCCACTCAGAGTACCTGCAAGAGTACCTGCAGAACCACCTAACTGAGTAGTAGAGTTGCCATAAAGGTTGGGAGAAGCAATTGTTCCATTAGCTGCCGACTGAGAGGTAACATCAACATCTGCAGTAATTGATGTTTCAGAGAAAGTAAATGCTTGTCCGTTTGTATTGACGCCATAAGAACCTGCTCCACCAACTCCTCCAAGAGTTGTTACATTGATATTAGTGCCTGAAACTGCATATGAGGCACCGACTCTTTCTGATTGTACCGCTGCACCCTGAACGCTTAATTGAATAGAGTCAGTGATTTTTGATGTGATTTCACCAGCAAAAGCAGGAGTAGTAAAGAATAACGAAAAGATAAGTGCTAATCTTTTCATCGTTCTAGATTATTTGGGCGGCTTATTTATGAATTTTATTTTATTTTGTGACAAACCCTCTAAAGGACACATTACTCATACTTAATGTTCCTTGGAAAGGTTCATTTCCTGTTA